ACCGTGCCGAGACTCGGCCTTGAGAGCGGCCGCATCGTATCAGTTGACGGCAACAAGGTCAAACTCGATAAAGAAGTGACGCTGACCGCTTCGGACGTCTACAGTATTATCGTTCAGCGTTCAGCCGATGACGCCCTGGTGACCAGAGACGTGCTGCCCGTATCGACGGACACAACGACGGATACAATTACTGTATCCCAGTCCTTCGGTGCGGGTGATGAAGTCAGTCAGTATGACTGCTATGCCGTCGGTATCAGAGATAAAGTTGTAAAGCCGTTTAGAGTCGTAAAGCTAGAACAAGACAAAGACCTCAAGATGACGATTACAGCCACAGAGTACGACGAAAAGATATACGAGCCTGACTATACCAGGTATCCGATTATCGATTACAGTAAGCAGAAGTCAGCCCTTCTTAAAGCGCCGATAAACCTCAAGCTGTCCGAAGAGAATCTGAGGGTCCAGGGAAGCGGCCGTAACAGTATCATTCACTGCTCATGGCAGATGCCTGAGAATGCTCGATTCGATACCTTCCGAGTGTCGTATTCTACCGATAACTACAACTGGACAGACGCTCCGACGACGAGAGCCTTATCACTGGACCTTGAGAACATGGAGCCCGACCATACGTATTATGTGAGGGTTCGGGCTATCCTGGACGGGTTCGAATCGGCATACGCCTCGGCTCATATCGGAGTGTCAGGTAATATTCTACCGGCTACACCGGCAACAGGCGTGACAGCTTATACGAGATACCGTCAGCTAGGCGGTCAGGCGATATACGACGTCATCGTTAACTGGCTGCCGCCCTCGCTTACGGGCCACGTTTACTATAAGACTTCGTACGCCTCGACCGAGAATGTCATCGGTACGACGCAGACGCCATGGAGCGCATGGGTCTTTGCAGGCGAAGGCGCGGGTCAGATAGTCATCCCGCAGCTCTTACCGGGAGAGACGATCCGAGTTGCTGTCACGACAGCGAATGAGCTCGGAGAGTACACAGTACCTGATGCGGTAGAGTATCTCGATATCGTGGTGGCAGAGCAAACCACCAAGCCGCTCGCGCCTGAGAACCTCACCATAGAGTTCACCGACCGAGCGACGGCACGGTGGAACGCCGTCACGAACACGTCGATAGCCTATTACGAGGTCAGAACGAATAACGCACCGGGAGAAGCCGCAGGGCTACTCGTACAGACTACTGACCTTCAAGCGGTACTGCCGCTTACGGAACGACAGGGAACGATATTCGTGCTCGCACGTAACACGCAGGGGGCCTACAGTGCGGCGGCACAGCTCGCTTATAAGAAGGACGCACCGAAAGCACCTACTCACGTAATCGTGAAAGGTGGGGCGTCCGGTGTGCGGGTCACCTTTGACGCTATCCCGAAGGGGTGTAGCGGAGCGAACGTCTACGTAGACGGCACGGCGTACTTTACGCCGACCAGTTCGTTCTCGATTATTCTTGATCCGAACGTCTACCGAGTTCAGGTCGCTTATACAGACATATTCGGCGAAGGCCCGAAGAGCGACGAACAGGCGGCGACTGTTAAGGTCGAAATCGATAAGTCACTACTTAGCCGTGAAGCGTTAGGCTTGGATGAAATAGACAGAGCTATCGCTAAGATTGAAGGCGACGTGGGAGTAGTCAAGTCCGACCTTACGGGTACACAGTCACGTATCACGCAGTTATCGAACAGCGTCGATATGAGAATAAACAGTCTAGACGGCAAGGAGCTTATCTCACGAATCAACTTGTCACCAACCGGAACACGAATTGACGGCAGGCTACTACACGTCACAAGTGACGCCGTGTTCGACCAGAACGTCATTACCAAGGGCATGATACAGGCAGGAGCGGTCACCGCCGACAAAATGCAGGTAGATAGCTTATCGGCTATTACACAGAATGTAGGCGAACTGCACGGCGGTACGATAATCGGCGGTACGTTCCGTAACAACGACAGCAGTTTCCAAGTCTTACCGAACGGGGACATCATCGGCGCTAATATCATTGGGAGTCGTATCGACGCTAAGTCCGTATATGCCGAGGGTGAACAGCTTAAACCCGTACATGTATCGACGCAAGTCGTTGATAGCGGCGATAAGATTGTATTTCCCGAAGGCTACTCTATCGAGAAGTCGATTATATACGTGCTTGAGTATGACCTTATTAACAGCGACTACTTTGCGAGCGGTATTGTTGCAGGGTACGACTACAACGGGTCAGCCCAAAAATACTACTGGATAAACACCACAGATTATCTACCGAACAAGACAGACTTTGGTCGTACCGACTGGATAAACGGAGATTTACCCCACCGTGTAAATGAAGAGCTAAAGCGTCGTTTTCCCGTACACGTTGAAAAAGAAGAAACTAAAAGGGTAGTTGACTGGTTTAACAACCGCAGCAACTTCTCTTATACGCACAGCACCTTAATGAACCAGAGAGTCGTGTGGGGAATACCTTACGTAAATCAGGGCTATTATAACGAGAATATGTTTGTGTTTTTCGGCTATCAGGCCGACGCTATCTTTCCGCAGGTACGTACAAGTCGAATGGGGCGAGGCGTAGATAAAGACGACCCCCAATTCGGAAAGCACATAGTAGGCGTAGCCGATGACGGAACGTGCTATAACTGCAAAGTTGTTTATGGCCTAAGAAGCGACCCCCGACGACTGTACACCACGTGGGGAACAATCAAAGTATGCGTCGTATCGTTCTGGTAGTAGAGGAGTGAGAGAACATGTATTACTACTTTCGTTCCGACGGGTCGTGTAAAGCACAATCCGAGTTACGACTTACGTATGCGGATTGTACGGAGATGCAAGACCCCGTCAATTACGACATCTCAACAATAGAGCTTAAAGACGGCAAGATTGTAAAGCGTGAGATTAAAGAAGATGTACCGCTTACGCCGATTGAACCGTCAGAGCCGCAAGAAGTTGACTCACCCCAATTAACGGATATGCAAGAACAAATCATGGCGAGTATTGCTGAATTATCCGAGGCAGTGGCAGCTCTGGCTGAAGGGGGTGAGTCATAATGCTTGAGCTGATTTCTACTATTTTATTATTCATAAAGGAGTGGTTATATATGAGAATATTCAAAACGATGATACCTATTTACGGTTGGCAAGTTCTGAACGGCAACTACGTACTGACGAAGGAAGAAGCCACCGACGGACAGAAGGTCGTACCTGAACGGTATGTTCCCTTCGTTGCTGAATGGTTGACGGCACGAGAAGATAAGCGGAAAGAGGACTAACTTATGCAGGTATTCAATGATGAACTGCACTGCGGATCTGACTTCATTCGGCGGTACGTTGCCGACGGCCACGACTTCACGGGAGCGACGGCAGTAATGAAAGTCCGCGCGGAAAACGACATCGAGCTTGTAGCAGCCGACTGCGCGGTCGACGGAGACTCTGTCACGGTGAAGATACCCGGCGAGCGTAGTCGAGAGATACCGAGACGGTACAGAATGGCGAAGTACGACGTATTCGTACAGAAGAATGATGAATACAGCTACAAGCTCGTCATGGGCGACATGCGAATTATTCAAGATGAATCAATGCATTAAGAGGGGGAACAAAAATGGAAGAAAAACAAAAAGTAGAATTGACATTACCGAATCCGCTTAATATTGCCGTTCAGGTGCCTGGACTACCTGGAAAAGACGGCAAGAGTGCGTATGAAGTGGCCGTCGAACAGGGCTTTGTCGGCACGGTTGACGAATGGCTCGAAAGCCTTCACGGACAGAATGGCAGTAGCTCCGACCCGGTCAGTATGAACTTTCCGAGTGTGTATCAGATGATGAAGGCTAGAGCAATGAAGGTCGACAGCGACGGAATCGAGGACCTTCTCAAGGCATTACTGCGGGAAGTTATTCCCGACGGTCGCTATACGTCGTATCTTTCCGAATTCAAACTCGTTGACGGTACATCGGTTGCAGTCGGCGATACGGTCGTACATGTAGAAGGTCAGCCCGGGTTTTATGTTGTCGATACGACGGGCAATCGTCAGATGATACCCGACAGCGGACGGCTCGATTTTGCGTTATCTTCTCCGTTTGACGGTAACGAGAAGATTCTCACAATGGAATATCCGACCAGTAACGACGGTACGGCCGCTTCGCTTACTATCCCGGCAGTGCAGACGGGGGGAAGCGATGAAGAGTTGTTCAATGAGAACGGCGTGAAGATTTATCGTCGTGCAGACGGGCAGGCAGTACTTGAATTCCCTGTATACGCTATGCTCGACACGATATATAGCAATCCGAATCTTGACTCGCTTCACTTCGAC